CCCGCCCCACCCCCAAGAATGAGACCAGCTCCTCCATTAAAATCTGCTGCACCACCTCCTGAAATGGTACAGCCTGAGAAAATAGTAGAAGATGACGATGAAGAAAAGCTATCAACACGTAAGAAGAAAGCACTTGAAATACAGAAAGTAAAAGAAGGTGTTAAAACATTCGGAGCGGTTGACCCAAGTACTATGCCACAAGGACCAGAAGGTGGCGTTACACCACCAGTTTAAGGAGGTATTATTATGTGTGCGCCAATAGCAGGAATGATGGGTGCAGGAGGATTACTTGAATCTTTAGGTGACCCACTTGGTACTAAGAAAGCTCGTGCAGACGAGCAACAAAATAAATGGGCAAGAGAAGATGCAATAAGAGATGCACAATTTGCTCATGAGAAAGAGATGGCTGGCTTAAATAATCGAAGCTCACTGAGTGTACCAAAATCTGGTACAGGTAAAGCAGGTACCAGTGGTACACCAACTTCAAGTAGAGGTGGTGGTAGAAGCCAATCAAGCAATACAAATAGGGCTTACTAATGAAAGCACGTGATAGATACAGTCAACTAACCCGTGGTAGAACACAGTTCCTTCATACCGCAGTTGAGTGTTCCAGATTAACGCTGCCCTATTTAGTACAAGAAGACTTAAGTTCACGACCTGAACATCAGAAATTACATACACCTTGGCAGTCAGTAGGCTCCAAGTCAGTGGTTAACTTAGCAGCAAAGTTAATGTTAGCTTTGTTACCACCACAAACTAGCTTCTTTAAGTTACAGATCAGAGATGATAAACTTGGAGTTGAATTCCCTGAAGAAGTTAGAAGTGAACTAGATCTTTCCTTCGCCAAGATGGAAAGAATGACAATGGATTATATCAATGCCTCTAGCGATAGAGTTGTTGTCCATCAGGCACTCAAACATTTGATTGTCTCTGGTAACGCATTGATATTTATGGGCAAAGACGGTCTTAAAAACTACCCCTTAAATCGTTATGTTATTAATCGTGACGGTAACGGGAATGTTTGCGAGATTGTAACTAAGGAACTAATTAGTCGAAGGATTCTGAGTGAAGATCTGCCAGAAGCCTTGCCCCTGATTTCACCTAATTCACCTGGTGATGATGGGCAGAAGACAGGATCAGATGATCATGACGTTGAGGTATACACCTACGTCCGACTCGATAACAATGGTAGATGGGTATGGCATCAGGAAGCATTCGATAAAATATTACCTGGCAGTCGCAGCACGGCTCCGAAGAATACTTCTCCCTGGCTAGTATTAAGATTTAATACAGTGGACGGAGAAGATTACGGAAGGGGACGTGTAGAAGAATTCCTTGGGGACATACGCTCCCTAGAAGGATTGTCTCAAGCCCTCGTAGAAGGCTCTGCAGCAGCCAGTAAAGTAGTCTTCCTAGTATCACCATCATCCACTACAAAACCAAAGACTATAGCCGATGCTGGTAACGGTGCAATCGTTCAGGGTAGACCTGATGATGTAGGTGTTATACAGGTTGGTAAGACAGCTGACTTTAGAACAGCAGCTGAACAAATGCAGAACTTAGAGCGTCGTATTAGCGAAGCCTTCTTAGTACTGCAGGTAAGACAAAGTGAGAGAACAACTGCAGAAGAGGTACGCCTCACGCAGATGGAATTGGAACAACAGTTAGGTGGACTCTTTAGTTTGCTAACAGTTGAGTTCTTAATCCCTTACCTTAACAGAACATTACATATCCTCCAACGCAATAAGGAACTCCCTAAGATTCCTAAAGATGTGGTACGCCCTCAAATTATTGCTGGAGTTAATGCACTGGGTAGAGGACAGGACCAACAAAGTCTTGTTCAATTCGCACAGACTCTTGCTCAAACTATGGGACCAGAAATCATGGCTAAGTTCCTTGACCCTGGTGAGTACGTTAAACGACTCGCTGCAGCTCAAGGTATAGATGCTCTGAATCTGATCAAGTCCAAAGAGACTATGGATCAAGAGAAGCAAGCACAGATGCAACAGCTGCAACAACAAGAAATGATGAAGCAAGCTGGGCAGATGATGAGTTCTCCTATGATGGACCCAAGTAAAAATCCTGGTATGAACCAGATGTTACAAGACGGATACGATCAACTAAAAAATGGCAACAACCAAACCATCCCGCCCGACCAGGGTGAAGAAGAAGCCCCTCCCGAAGGTTAGTAAACCTGAACCTTTGGTAGACAAAATTGATATTGCTGAACCAACACGTATTGAAGCAAAGAATACTTTGATAGGTACAGACCCTGAGTTTGTAACAACTGTTGGTTTAGGTAATTTAAAAGTAACCACCGCTAAAGGAATAAAGAATGACGGACAAACTGACGTATGATCCCACCCCATATGATTCTCCTGAATTCACAGAAGATGAACAAAACTCTTTGGAGGTGGCGGAAAAACTAGGCCAAGAAGAATCTGAACTTTATGCTGGTAAGTATGAGAACGCTGAACAATTAGAAGAAGCGTATCTTGAATTACAAAGGAAGTTAGGTTCAGGTGATGATAGTGATGATGAGGAAGTAGAAACATTAGATAACGATGAGGATGACGAGGACATAAGTCCAGGTGTATCCTTAATAACAGAAGCTTCTGAAGAATACTATAATAACGACGGCGAATTAACTGAAGAGACTATGAGTAAGTTCGGTGAAATGAGTAGCCAAGAACTTGTCCAAGCTTTTATGGATATCCAAAAAGCAAATCCAGATTTTCAAAATGCCGATGCTTCTGATTTAACTGATGCTGAATTGAACAGTGTTTATAATTCAGTAGGTGGAGAGGCAGAGTATAATAGGATCACTAGCTGGGCTTCTGAAAATCTTTCTGAAGATCAGATGAATGCTTTCAATAGCGTTGTTAATAACGGTGAACCTTTAGCAATTCAAATGGCAGTAGCTGGATTAAGATCAGAATATGAAAACCAAGAAGGATACGAGGGTCGTATGTTGACAGGGAAAGCAGCTAGAACTACAGATGCATTCCGAAGTCAGGCAGAAGTCGTTGCTGCTATGTCCGACCCAAGATATGACAATGACCCTGCCTATCGTCAGGATGTATACGAGAAACTCGAACGCTCAAATGTAGCATTTTAATTATGTCTAAAGCTTATGATCCATCGGCACGTAATGATGCCATGGTGGTAAAATATAAAGTCAATGCATCTGGTGACCGTTGGTTCATACCTTATAATGACAATGGTACAACAGCCGCACAAGTAACTCAATGCAGTAAAGTCGTTGGCAACACAGCTGACGGTTCTGTTGCAGGAGCACAATCTACTTAATTATTAATGACAACACTCACTCTACAAGAACAATCCAATTGGAATAAGTTCTGTGACTGGGTTACTAGCACCAACAACCGCCTCTATGTGGGGTGGTTCGGTGTTCTTATGATACCCGCACTCTTAACAGCAGCAACCTGTTTTATAATAGCGTTTATTGCTGCACCGCCCGTCGATATAGATGGGATTCGTGAACCAGTCTCAGGCTCCCTTCTATATGGAAACAACATCATCTCAGGAGCAGTGGTCCCCAGCTCCAACGCCATCGGAATGCACTTCTATCCCATCTGGGAAGCAGCTAATCTCGATGAATGGCTTTACAATGGAGGACCTTATCAACTCATCGTGTTCCACTTCCTCATTGGTATCTCAGCTTACATGGGACGACAATGGGAACTTAGTTACAGATTAGGTACACGACCTTGGATTGCTGTAGCTTATTCCGCACCAGTATCAGCAGCCTTTGCTGTCTTCCTTGTATATCCTTTCGGACAGGGGAGTTTAAGTGATGGTATGCCTCTTGGTATTAGCGGTACTTTTAACTTTATGTTCGTATTTCAGGCAGAACACAATATCCTTATGCATCCGTTCCACATGCTCGGTGTTGCTGGGGTATTCGGTGGATCTCTTTTCTCTGCTATGCACGGAAGTCTTGTTACTTCCTCCATTATTAGGGAAACAACTGATAACGAATCACAGAATTATGGTTATAAATTTGGCCAAGAGGAAGAGACGTATAACATCGTCGCAGCTCATGGCTACTTCGGAAGGTTAATATTCCAATA